CCACGCTCGGCGCGCTAAGGAGATACAGCGAGACACGCGAAAGTGGTTTGAGAACTTTGCTGCTAAGCATCCCTTGTTAATACAAGGTCTTGCTATAGGCCTTAATGTTCTCATTTTCCGCTTCATATATGTCACTATGAAGGGTATCTTCTGTTTTGTGAAAGACCTTGTTGGGTCGATCTTTGGACAGCGTGGCAAGCCCCGCAAAGCTCGCACAGAAAGCAACATCAAGCCACCAGGTGCGGTACCGAAGAAGATCTTCTTCTCGCATACAGTTCGAGAGGAGTCTCATGCAGTAGATCACGTCCACGATTTGATTTACGCGAATGCATTCGGGATGTACCTTGAGTATGAACTTGAGACACCTGTGAAGGCAGGGCAGGTCCAGTTTATTGAGGGGCAATTGGCGATGCAACCCGCCCATTATACCAAATGGATTAAGGAGAGAGTGGCGGCCGGTCGATTTTCTATGGACCAGATGGTTACGTTTGTGAGCCCTGTGTCTGATATGAAATTCCAGCTCACGGTGCAACAGTACCTTGCGATGGATAGGACCGACGTCCCCAATCATGACATCGAGTTCTTACGGTTTCCACGCGGTTCTTTTACGACGGCCAAGAAGATCACACAGTTTCTCCTCACGGATGAGCAATACCAAGGTGTCATTCGCGCAGCGCTGCCCGTGCGCCTCGATATTTATGAGGAGAAAGAGGTTAAAGGCAAGCGCATCCGGAATCGGAGGACCATGCACGCTGAGTCGTTTCAGTATTGTAAGGAACTCAGTGTCCAAGGAAATTTGCGCGAGGATTTGCTGGCGTACACAATGGCCACTGAGCTTGGTTTTTGTGGTGCGCCCCTTACTATCACCTCCAATCGCAATTGGGGTGGTCGGTGCTACTTGGGATTGCATGTTGCAGGATCAGAAGGCCTCTTCTCCCGCCGTGGTTATTCCACCATTATTACACTTGAGCTCGTCAACAAGGTTAAGAAGTCGATGAACATCGGGAGCGACAACCTGGTGGATGACCTTAAAGAACGAGGGGTGGATATTCACGAGGCCACCTATGAAGAACAGGTGGGCTTGGTAGGACCAGACAAGCCGGTTCAAGGTGGTTTTACCTATCTGGGAACACTTTCTAAACCGGTGAATTTGAGCCCCACGTCCAAGCTTCACCTGTCGAAGATAGGTGAAGCTCAACCTTTTGGTCCCAACCCTCAACGTCCGGCGATGTTGCGACCGTTTGCTGATGCGAATGGCAACATCATCAAACCCATGGCGGTAGGCTTGCGAGCTTACACAACGCCATTGGTTTACTTACCGCCTTCGTCCATTGAACTTGCGGTGGATTTGGCGACTCGACCTTTTAGAGAGGCGAGTTTGCCACACACGCGCTGCATATTCAATTTTCGCGAAGCTGTGTGTGGTGTTGAGGGGCTCAAGATAAAGAGTATCACACGGAGCACATCTCCTGGGTACCCGTAGATCGTTGAGCACAAGAATGGCAAGAAGGATTTCTTTGGCTATGATGCCGAGTTTGACTTGACTTCTGAGGCTTGTGGCGAATTGCGGGCGCGAGTGGACCATATTATTAGCGAAGCCGCTAAGGGCGTTCGCTTGGGTCACTTGTTTACTGACTTTTTGAAGGATGAGACGCGACCACATGCCAAGGTGGATATTGGTGCTACGCGCATTATCAGCGCCGCACCGTTGGATTATGTTGTTGCGTTTCGTATGTACTTTGGGGCCTTCATGGCTGCGATGTTTCGGTACCACACCGAAAGTGGCATGTGTCCGGGCATAAATCCATACAATGAGTGGTTTATGCTTGCAACCAAGTTGTGCTCCAAAGGAAAGAAGGTTTTTGATGGTGACCACAAGCGGTTTGATGCAAATGAACAGCCGGGAGTACACTGGGCTATTCTTGAGTTCATCAACAGTTGGTATGGTAACGAGCCTTTGGACAACCGTATTCGTGCTGTCCTTTTCATGGATTTGATTCATTCGCGGCATGTGACTGGTGACGGAGTTCACCAGAAACACGTCGTCCAGTGGAACAAGTCCTTGCCAAGTGGTCATCCAGGTACCACCATCATCAACTCCTTATACTCCCTTATCACCCTGACAGGGTGTTACATTCACCTTACGGGTGACAGTCGCGATATGTGGAACTCTGTGTATCTCGCCACTTTTGGTGATGATAACATAGTGAATGTTTCGGACGAGGTAGCCGACGTCTTTAATCAGGTTACCGTCGCCGACGCGATGCGCGATTTGTATGCTCTTGAGTATACACCCGGCTCAAAACAAGGTGAGCTCGTTCCTTACACCACCTTGGACAATTGCACTTTCCTGAAGCGCACATTTGTTTGTGACGCTGAGGGATCAGGTGGTTGGGTTGCTCCTCTCGACCCAGCAAGTTTCTTGTACACGTCCTATTATTATAGGAACCCACGTGATGTTACAGGAGAGATGAGGAAAGCTCTGGAGGACATGTTTGGAGAACTGTCTCTTCATAGCGTCGATTTCTGGGATAAATGGTTTCCGGTAGGCAGGGATCTGCTCAGAGAGAGCGGAACTGACAGTGTTTACACTAGTCGTGCCGGCTACCGGGCATACATGAAGGCCAGGATTGATGCTTGGTTTTAAGGCCATATACGGCTGTGAACAAGTAAATGAGTGGTAATCCCTCTTGTTCATGGTGTCAGGATACCTTCTCCCTTGCTCTTTAGCTTACTACTCAGACTGAGTCAGAGAAGGATTACCCTTTGTGGCTGTTGAGGTAACGCCACATAGTAAATGCCTCGCTACAACTACTGATAAAAATACGCACGAGTTACGCGACAGTGAACTCAGATGTGATGAGTTTCAAGGCATTTCCCTTGAACCTAAGGATGAGATTATTGGTGTTGCCAATATACCCAATGAGGCATGTACCACGGTTGCCATAGGCATAACTGAGAAGACTTCTTTTATAGAGCCAACTCCAGCTTATCAAGATTTGCTTGAGTACTTGGCACGACCCCGGCTTATATTGTCTGGTAGCGTGCCTACCACTCGGGGGTTGGTTTTGTCAAGGTATATAAATTGGACCAATTTACAGGTTTGGTTTCCTGGTATACAGACTAGGTTGGCCGGTGTCCAAGGTATAAGGTTTAAGACGAAGTTCACTTTAACGGTGGCTTCGACTCCTTTTCAACAAGGCTTGTTAGCAAGCAGCTTTCAATACGGAGTTGAAAATGGTGATTTAACGGTTTATCCCCGTTGTAATAATTCAGCTTTTGTAACCAATTTACCACATGTCCTACATGACTTGGCTGAGACCACTATGTCCATTTTAGACGTACCATTTTTGTATACTTTTGAGTTTATGCAAATATTTGGTGGAGCTGGATCAGTGGTTTCTACGGGTGGTGATATGGGCGTTTACGCGCTTAATGTCATCATGCCGTACCGTGTTATAGCTGGTGTTAATGCACCCACTTATAAGCTCATGGTGTCTCTTCATGATGTTGAACTTGTTGGCTCAACGGCATTAGGCGGACCTGGCATTTTGATTCCGCAAGCTGGTAAGGCTGGCAAGCGTGCCAATCCTATTGTTAAGGAGGAAGAGACAGTACGTGGCAGTGATACTGTGTTAGCATTGTCCACTAAAATTAGGACCATCTCTTCCTATATTCCTTTTCTCAGTTCGATAGGTTCCACAACGTCGAATGTTTTGGATGTTGGTGCAAACATAGCCAAGGTATTTGGCTATGCTAAACCTCCTTTAACAGAGCCCCCAAATCGTATGTTTCCCACCCCATTTATTGGTGAAGGTAATGTCGATATGGACGATGCTAGTTTTGTGTTAGCGCCTTTCCAAAGCAATCGCGTTGCAGTTGATTCGACTGTTGGTGGGACAGACGTTGATGAGATGGCTTTGCAGTATGTTATTGGCAAATATGGCCAAATATTTTCTGGTACTTTTGCCAATACAGATGTTACAGGTACCCCATTGTATGTGACCCAGGTGTGTCCTACCAATTTTTGGTTTAGGACTAACACTGGTAGACCGGGCGGCAATTTTCCTTTGCCTGCTGGGGCTACTGCGACTACTAATTCCATAGCCATGTCACCATTAGCTTACACAGCTTCCTTTTTCAGGTATTGGCGGGGCACTATGACGTTCCGTTTTACTTTTTCTAAGACTAAGTTTCATGGTGGACGAGTTATAGCCGGGTTTATACCTTATTTTGAGGATAGCACTGCTAATAACGTCCTCAGTTTGACTGCTCCTTCCATGGAGGTTTTAGGTGGTTTGCCTCAGCCTTTTAGTTACTGCGAAATCTTCGATTTACGCGATGCTTCTACTTTTGAGTTGAAGGTACCGTATATATCGCCCACTCCATTTTCGAGTGTTCAAGGCAGTATTGGAGGTGTTAGTATGTTTGTACTTGATCCTTTGATTACGGCAGGGGAGATTTCCTCGACAGTTGATTATTTGGTCGAGGTTAAGGCAGAAGACGATTTTGAGTTTTCTTGCCCAGCACCACCTATGTTTTCCTTGGCCACACCTAACCCTAATTCTACGGCTGTGGCTTTTTACCAGTCGGGAGATGGAGGTATTAAGCAAGTGCATGAGCCAGTTTCTCAGTACACTACTGGTGAGTGCATTCTTTCTTTCAAGCAATTGATGATGTTACCTACTTATATAACTGGTGATGTTGCCAATTTGTCTATTAATAATACAAATCTGTTTCCTTTTTGGGTGGGCAATAAGTTTACCATGGCTACGCCATTTCCTAATGGCACAACAGCCGTGTTTGCGTTCACTCGCAGTGCCACAATAGCTGCTATGTACGCTTTTGCTACTGGATCTACTACACACCATGTTTATATGTTTAATCCTGGTGCTAATGGTTTGGAGATGAATATTGGAGCTATAGCTGTCGATAATGGAGTAGCAGCTAGTTCACCCGGTGACCCCCGTACGCGTGGTACGAGTGGAGCTCAACGTGTTATTACCATTAAAGATTCGTTGCATGTTCGTGTTCCTTCTTACCAGCGTACAACTAGGGTGCCGGTTAGTGAGTTCGGCAATGTTACGTTTGGTTTGGGTACAGTTCCCAATGCGGGCTCTAATTGCATAGCCAATATTGCTCGTCTTAGTGTTAACAACACGACTGGTGCTACCGTTCGTATTATATATGGACGAGCGGCTGGTGATGATGCGCGATGCACGACATATGTTGGACCACCTCCAGTCGCACTGTTGCAAGGCACACAAACCGCACAGCCGGATTCTCCTGGTGTTGCTTTTCTTTCTTAAATGGGATCGACGTGGAGAACCAAGCCACGCAATTCCCATAAATAGGATCGACGTAGAGAACCAAGCTACGCAATTCCTATTCGGGTGTTTACACACCTCCGGTTACGGACCGGTTTTAAATTTTGTAAAAACTATGACTCAGCCATTTTAATGGCCTACCGCATGGACGTTGTTCATGTGGGACAACACGCGCCACGGCTGAGTTCCGGGCCTATTTGTTCCACACCGAAGACACAATTCTGTGGTTTGGAATGAGCCATACATAGTGGATGTGATTTGATTTCACGCCCACTTTGTTTTTTC